GTGGGGTCATACACAGGCAATAATTCCGCAGACGGCACATTTGTCTTTACCGGACACCGTCCTTCGTTCGTTATGATAAAACGGACTGATTCAGCCAACGGATGGTTTATGTTGGATAACCGCAGGGACACAGATAACGTTATGTTTAATTATTTGCGTGCTGAGAGTAGTGCCGCAGAAGTAACGAGTCTTGAGCTAGTAGATTTCTTATCAAACGGCTTTAAAATTAGGCGAACAGGTGACGCAGTTAACGCATCTGGTGGAAGCTATATATTTCTATCTATTGCATCCCAGCCATTCAAATTTAGTAACGCGAGGTGACGAAAATGTGGACATATCAAGGTAAACGAATCAGAGAAGGCCGTAGCTGGAAGAACGCTGACGGCATCCAACACCCAACAAGTTGGGGCAGATGGTCTGACGATGAAAAGGTTGCGGCTGGCCTAGTCTGGGTTGACCCACCAGCATCATTCGACAATCGTTTTTTCTGGGATGCCAACACGCCAAAGGCACTAGACGATGTCAACGCTGTGGATGAGGATGGTAATCCTGTACTAGAAGACGGTGAGCAGATGGTCATTCTTGGCCTCAAGTCGCAGTGGAAAGCCACCATCAAGCGTCAGGCTGGTGGATTGCTTGCGCCTACTGATTGGATGGTGATTAAAGCTAGTGAGGTTGACTCATATTCAGTTTCATCAACGGTTTTAACGCATCGTGCCGCAATCCGCACCGCCAGCAATACCATAGAGTCGGCAATAGATGCGGCGGCTAACCATACTGCTTTTGTTGCGTTGTTCGATGTGCCTGTTGATGCTGACAATAACCCAACTGGCAATGCACCAATTGCTGACTGGCCTGAGACTGACTGATGGACGAAACTAAAGCACATCTAGAGCGTCACGAAGCAGAATGTGCTGTTCGTTATGAGCAGTTACAGGGCTGGATTAAGGCATTAGACAAGCGTATGTGGCGGTTAGAGGCTCTGATAATGGGTTCTACTTTGGCAATGGTTGCTATGGCCGCCGCAGTATTTGCTAGGCTAATCTGATGAGCGAGTTTCTTGTCATTGTTGTAGTATTAACTCAGCAGATGACATTTATTATTAAGCCATTCGACCTTGACCATTGCCCTAGCTACCAAGAAGCACAGCAAAACGTCAGACTTTTATATAAAGAGTATGATGTAAAGCATTGGTCTTATAAGTGTTTTAGCAGAGGCAGTAATGTGTGATGAACGAGTGGATAGTTGCATTTTCTTTGATAATGTATCAGGGGGCTGGTGATGTTAGAAGAGAGATACCTACAAATCTTATTTTTTATAGCGTTAGTGATTGCCAGTGGTATGCGAGGCAACTCGCTCGACAGTATGGAAATTACAAGTATGTGGATTTAATCCCAGCTAAAGATAGGCTTACAACATACTGCCTACCAAAAGCTGTAGACCCTAGTAAGACGAAGGTGTTTTAATGTTAGCAGAACTAGCCGCCGCCAATGCCGCTTTTAGCGTTATTAAGCAAGCAGTGACGAACTCTGGTGATTTGGCTAGGGCAGGGACTGCTATTGCTAAATTTGTCGGTGCTAAAGAAGACTTGGAAAAGAAAGTTGCTGGCAAGAGCAAGTCATCTGTTGGCGGCTCAGACCTTCAAGCGTTTCTTGCACTAGAGCAAGTCAAGGAAGCTGAATATCAACTAAAACAAATAATGATATACACTGGTCGTCCAAGGCTTTGGTCTGATTGGCAAGCGTTCCAAGCTAAGTGTCGCACAGAGAGGCGTGAAGCACAGAAAAAAGCCAGAAGACGGAAGCAATTTATATTAGAAATGTTCGTAGGTGCAATGGCTGTCTTTATTATGGTCGGCATTGCTGGTACAGTTGCATATTATTTAAAAAAGTAGATGCTAACAGAAACTACCGTTGGTCTGATCGGTGAATATATAACCGCCGCATCGCTGTTGCAGATGGGTTGGCGCGTATCGTTGGCGGCGCAAGATAAGGTTGATCTGGTTTGCTGGTCTGAACGTGAGTTCCTTCGGGTTCAAGTCAAGTCAGCCACGTTAAAGCCGAAAAGCAAAAGCACATATGGGTATCAGTTTCAGCTAGGAACTGGATCAAGCAAGAAGATACTGCCAAGGGTTGACGATTATGATATGCTTGCTTGTTGCTCGATTAACGACCGCAGAGTTGTCTTTTACGCAACAGAACAGATACAACAATACTCAAAGCGGTTTAGTCAAAGGTATTTTGAAAATCGTAATATCGAAGAAGACAGTTTTGACAAAGCAATTGAAATCATAAGAGGCAGAATATAATGGATTGGTCAAAGTATCCGAACTTTACGGAAAAAGAATTTGATTGTCAGGAAACCGGAACGAACCATATGCAAGAAGCGTTTATGGAAAAGTTACAGGAACTGCGAACTGCCTATGGTGCGCCTATGCGCGTCACTAGCGGCTTTCGTGATCCGCGCCACAGTATCGAAGCATCTAAGTCAGCACCCGGCGTACACACGCGCGGCTGTGCCGTTGATATAGCTTGTGACGGTCAACAGGCGTATGACATAATGAAGATTGCTTTAGAACTAGGTTTCACCGGCATTGGCGTTCAGCAACGCGGCTCATCGCGTTTCTTGCATCTGGACACCTACACCGGCGATCCGCGTCCGAACGTATGGAGTTATTGATATGATGGGTGTACTGAATAATATTCTTGGCGGCGGTGATGTCATCAAGAAAGGTCTTGATCTGATCGATGATATGCACACAAGCACCGAAGAAGAAATCAAGGCTAAGAGCGATGCGAAAATAGCTCTTATGGGTGCGTATGCGCCATTCAAGATCGCGCAACGTTATCTTGCGTTGATGTTCGGCGGCACGTTCTTGGGCAGTTATCTTATTGTGCTGGGAATGACGATATCCGGGTATGGTGACCCGGATGCCGTTACTAAGGTGATGGAGCAGTTCAGCATCAATTACGCGATGCTGATTATTCTTGGGTTTTACTTCGGCGGTGGGGTTATTGATAGCGTCAAAGCTAAGAAATAACCTTCAGCGTTAACGTCTTTTGTCGCGATACGGTTTCGGGTTTAGCCGGCACAATCTTTTCCGGTTGCTCCCGAACCTTCCGCATAGGCCATTTCACGATATAACGCTTGCCGGCGATTTCCGTTTGACCGGCTGACGCATCACCCATAACTTCTTTAATGGATGCTTCCAGTTCATCGATACGGCGTTCAGCCTCTTTCTTGTCGTCTTTGGCTTGCGCTAAGTCTAACAACAACTTCTGCCCACCTTGAACGCTTGCGAAATCTATCGCCGGAACGGCCTCAGATGCGATAGGATAGGCGTTATTCCCATCTTCACTAGATATGACCGGATATGGTTCTTTAGCCGTTCTGCGGCGTTCAAATTCGTCTATCGCTTCGATGATCTGTGACTGCATCGCGCGATCTGCTTTATATACGAATATCCGAAGCGTTACGCCTTGATAAAGGGTTGCGATTGCTCCCCAGTTGAAGCCAGCACACATCATCTGCGCTTGTATCTGCCAAAGCCCACGATAAGCGGCTGGTCGGTCTTCAACATTTGCGCTGGTTAATTTTGCTTCTAAACAGCCCCAGCCATCAACATCGATCCAGCCGCGTTCGTTCATAACGTATATGCCGTTATTAGGATCGGTCTTGATCGTGCCGGTTAGCTTGCCCATACCATCAAGCGATGCCGCCAGACGCGCCTTATCGTAAAAGAACGGTTTATCAAGTTTAAGATCGGCTTCGATAATGCCTAAACGCTGACAAGCAGTCTTTAAGATATACGGTTCTAACGCATCGCCGTGATGCGTGGCTTCGTTGCCGTTAAAGGTTTCGGGATCAGGTTCACCATTATCTAATGCGATGATCCGCTTTAGATGTTCGTTTGGCGTTTTATAAGGCGATAGCCCCAGTATGACTGGGACTACCGATGCGCTGATCATATCATCAGGCGTTAATTTACCGACCATTTGCATTGCTCCGTGTTTCTTTTTGGATGTCGTTAAAACGCCTATGGCCAACTTTATCTTTAAGGCGATAGACGTTTTTCTTTCCGCGCTTACTAACGACTGTGATTAGCTTCATCTTGTTAATGCTGGTCAAGAAGGATGATACGTTAGCGGCAGTTGAGTTGACGTATTTGCCATTTAGATAGTTGGAAACATCATCTGGCGTAAAATCAGTATCATCGAAAAAGTCAGTGATAGCGCGATAAACTTCCCAACGTCTAGCTTTGGGCAGATGTTGGTCGGATGATGTTTGCGCCATTTTTTCTGTAGCTTCAATTTTAGCCTCATCGATAAGACCGCTTCTAATAAGTTTCATTAATCGTGTTTCGTCACACTCTAATGTTACGCGAAAGATATTCGTTTGGTTAAATAAGTCATACATTTTACATATTACCCATATAAGCGATTGCACCCCACCAAGTGATCCACGGATCACCGGTAACATTTAGCCAACCCATCACAAAAATAGCGGCGGCGATATATCCCAAAAATCTAAGCATCGTTAATCTCCATAAATTCGCTGATAAAAAAATCGTCAATATTTTCACACAACTCTTTTTTGGTCATATTTTCTATTGCGAG